ATGATAATTGGAGTACAGCCGGAACGCCTTATGTTGTAAGTGGCAGACCAGCATTAGTATTTCCTGATGACGTTTCTATTTCGGTTACTATCACAATGGAAGTATAAATTATCAAAGTGTGTGTTTATTGCTTTCATTAGAATGGTGTTTTTTCGTTATCAATTTTTTTTAGGTTTGGCGCAGGTGGTGGTGTATCACCAACAAAAGGCAATCCATCTTCATCAATTTTAAAATATACTTTGTCAATCGGGAAGCCTCTTGTATAGCTAAATGTAACCTGAGCCATATCATCAACTATTGCCAAGTTGCAAACGGTTTCTGCTTTCTTTAGGATGCTACTTCCTAAGTGTCCGGTTGCTTTGTTCGTGTAGCTGTTTTGGTGGATAATAGTCATTAGGTGGAACTTCTTATCATCAGTCCATTTCATAACCTTTTGAATTAATAGGTTAGTTTCTTTCAAGTCATTAAAATCTGCAACCAAGTCAGCAAGTCCATCTATCACCATTAAACCGATATTGTCTTTGTACTGACTTTCATAGACCAAGTAATCAATAAACTGAATACGCTCTAAGTGGCTGTAAGGTCTAAGCGCAAAAGGTTTATAAAAGTCGGGATTACCTCCGCACATTTTAGGAATACGCTTAAATACATTTTGAGCGTGCCATTCGCCTTGCTCGGTGTCTATGTCAATCACAAACTGCCCACTATCTCTATGCCCTTTGATGTGACCTAAGTATCTATCAGACTGCCCACCAACATAAGCAGAAACTAAAAGCGATTTGAAAAATGTTTTTCTAGACTTTGAGGCTCCGACTATTGCCGAAAAGTTACCATAAGTACCAAATGAAGTTGGATAGTTATTGCCTCCTGTGGTGTGATAACCGATTGAAATAGCAGGTTTCGGATAGTCTAACTTTTTAGACACATCAACAAATGCTGAATTAAATATCTGTTGTGGCAAAGATAGTTCCGCTTCCGGTTGCGTTGGTATTTCTTTTGGTGAATAGTTTGCTAACTTTTCAACCGCTGTAAATTCTTTGGTAGCGTGTAGGTTTGTTTTCCGGTAGGCTGACTTTACCGTTTGTTCAATTTCCTTTTCGGTGAAATCCTCTTGTTGGTATTGGTAGCAAAAATAAAGTGCTTCGTGTTGACTTACTCCATACTCGTTAAAAGCAGAAGCCAAAACAAATATATTATGGTTTCGGTTTCCGGCTGTCATGTGATACTTACCGCTCCACCACTTAAAAAGATTTTGAATTATTATGCTAGTATCTTCAATCTTTATTTCGTTGTGGTAAATAGGACGGTCTGCGCTTTTCGGTTCTTCCACGTATTCTGTAAACTCAGTAGCGTCTTTGTTTATGTAGATATTCGGGTCACACGATAAAAAACAAACTCGGCTAATGTTTTTATTTTTTGGGTCAAGTTCGGGATGATGCTTTTGAAGTCCTCGATAATATCCGGCAAACCTTGCAAACTGCTTTGGTATTCGTGCTAGTGCTTTTACTCCATCACCGTTTGGCGAAACAAATGCAGCATAGATATACGGCTTTTTGGCTAATTCTTTTTTCGTTGCTTCTACATCTGCTAAATGGTCAAAGTCAAGTACAAGCAACCCTGTCCAATGTTGAATGTTTGAGTATTTGCGCGCGCCTTTAACATAAACGCATGGAGTAAAAGAATATAGCTTTGATTTTAATGCTTGTTTTGTGGCCATATCTTTGCACTCCTCTGCAATGCGTATCTGTTCAAATATATTGCGTATATCCTTTTTTGGTTTACGGATTGCGTTAATAAGGTATTCAAGCGTAACCGTTCCAAGTGGAGTGCTACGTTTGATGTCTGCTTCGTAGTAGTTGAATGTTATTGGCTGCATAACTTATTCATATAAAAGTTATAATTTACTTCATGCACATGCGTTAAATCCCTACCATTGTGAGGGTAAATTTTATGCTCAAATATCGGTTTGTTGTTCAATGCAAATTGGTAGCCAAGTGGTTTTTTTCTAACTTCGCCAATATTAAACACACCTAAAAAACCGTTAAAAGAATGATGGTCGTGTAATTTATCATGCCTGTCAATGTGATGTGTAACTCCATCAATAATTTTAGTTTCATTGCTTAAACAAAAGTAATTAAATGACAAAGGCGGGCAAATAAATATAAGTGCTTTAACAAATTCGCTTGGTCTATATTCCCATTCTGCAGTTGTGTATCTTATAGCTTGTAATACATAACGGCCTATTTCTTCACCTCTTTTTTTGTCTGGCTTTTTGCACTCAATACCAAAATGATATTTACCATCAATAGTCAAAAGTAAATCAATTCTATTGTTTTTGCATTTGCTCACAACTTCTTTTTGCACTTCAAAGTATTTACTAAATTTCAATGCAAGTTCATCTACAAATTCCTTTTCTGCTTTCATTTTTTAACAGGATTAAGTTTAAAATAATCAGTTTGTGGGTAATTAAACCCATCAACAACCATTGCCTTTTGCACAGCATGGTAAATTGTTTCTGCCCAAATGGTTAACATTTGACCGCTTGGGGATTGTATTCTAAATATTTTCATTGTGTATAAATAAAAAAGCCCGTAAAACTTTGCGCAGGATTCCACTTCTACGCTCGGTTATACAGGCCAATAAGGTTATGTTTCTATAATGTGGAATCGAAACAATTATGCAAATATACTAAACAGAAATCAATTTTCCAAGTTTACTTTGCACCAACTCATGATATTCATCCAACCACTTCCGGCACTCAATTACCCTGGCAATGATTTCTTCTTCAATGGTAACATCGCGCTTAATGTGGAACGCACCCCATCGTAAATCATCGGGAATATCATCGTAACTGATTTCAGTTCCGTAGTTAGCTTCTTCTGGGGTGGTAACAAGTCCGTAAAACAATATGAAATTCGGCTTGTTGTATAACCTCATGTAACCGCGCCCTTGCAATTCATAGTCCTTGCTGATTGGTGAAGTGATGCTATCATGTAGCGACTTCATATCCCACGGTGCTTTGACATCGATTATAGTATCATGTAGGCAAACATCGCACGTACCTTGGAAGTATTCATCATGCATGCTTACAATGTTTTTCTCTGCCATACCGAAGCCAAGTTTATCGGCTGCCATTTCGATAAGTTCGTTTTCGACCATGTTACCCTTATCAAAGTACTTGCTGCGGATTTCCTCGCGGTCATTGGCATACCATTCTTTAAGGTAAGTTTGGCATGTGAGCGGTAAATTACCGCCCTTGCCGTTGCCCATAATCTTACCGATTTGGGAGCATCTAATTTTAAAAAGTCTATCCATTGCTTAATAAAGCGGCCTCCACTTCCGCTGATAAAATGTATTTTTTCTTGATTTGTTCAACCGTTGCCGATTTCGTTTCGATTGCCTTACGTGCCTTATCGAATGTTGGTGTGTTCAGTTCCAATGTCGGTTTAACAACGGGTTTGTTTGACACTCGGATAGCATCGTGCTGTTCACCAAATGCTTTCACTTTTTGAACGGTTAAGATAATCTGCTTACCTGCCCATTCCTCAATGAATGGAGTGTTTGCAAGTTTGGCTATCTGCTTTGCGTTGGTTGAGTTGCATACCATCGGCTTGCACTCGGCAAATGACACGGTCATGCACTCGGATTGGCCGCCTTTGCCATCGTGTACCATTTCTTTCTTTACTCCCGCAATGGTAACTACTTTATCATTGTAGCTGCCATCGGGGTTGATTAAATCCCAACTGCCAATGTAGTTTGGGTTTTTAAGTTTTTTAAAATGCGTTTTTGTTTCCATAGGTTATTGTTTTTATTGGTTAGTATTAAAATAAATTGTCATCGCTTAATCCTTTATCACTTACCGGCACATTCTCTGTCCTGTCGATTTTCCAACCCTCAATAGAGTTGAAGTATTTAACGCTTCCATCCTTGCCTTGGTATTGCTTACCACGTAGGTTGTAGCACACGGTCACGTTATCGCCCACCATGTACTTATCGAGCATTGGGCACCTGTCCTGTGTAAATTGCACCGTAATGTGTTGTGGGTACTTGTCGGCCACGGTGATGACCATTTCACGCTTTGCGAAGTTATCGCTAACTTGTTGCGTGTTGTAAAGTTCTCGGATTGTTCCTGTGATTGTGTTTGTCATTGTGTTTTTGGGTTTTAGTGTTTAGATTTTTTGTTTATTAATTTTGATTTGGCTTTTTCATCAAGTCTTTTGCACATAAAGTTTACAATATCACTATCGCTCATTAGCAGGTAATTAATTCTTTTTAAAAACCTTTGTGTTTCTTTATCAACCAAATCAAAAGCATATTGCCTATCAGTCATTGAAAAGAATATACTGTCATCAACAAATGAACAAATATCATATCTTTTAGAAAAATGTGGCATATTAACTTCAATAATTGGTGTTGAGTATTTACCATGAAATAAATTTGGAGTTTCTTGTCTGGCAAAGCATTGTTTAAATTGGCTTATTGTATGCCTTTTCCAATCGTAGAAATCATCATCAATTACCATTTGAACTAAATCAATTTGTATGTTTTGCATTCTAATGTTCATCATGCCAAAGAGTCAAATTTTTTACTTTCAATTTCTCTAATCTGCTCCTTTGCATTGTTGCTTTCAATAGCGTTAATAACAACTGCCCTTTTTAATTCATAGTTTAAAAGGTTGTTACATTGTGCAACAAGTTTAGCTTGTGCTGATGCCGTGCTTGCATCAATTTCGCCTTTGTCTAACTTTTCCATCTGCATACAAAGGTGAGCAAATAATGATTTTGTGTTTACTGGTGTCATAGGTTTTAATTGTTTAAATTGATTAGTATTTCAGTTAGTAATGCTTCGGGTAACGCATCGAATTGTGCCGATGTATGTCTGTATTCATGCTCTGTCCATTCCTCGCCATTAGGGTTGCTGTAATGCTTTGCAACGGCTTCGTAGGTGATATTGATGTCATTGTAATCGAAATGCTCGCATATCGCATCTAATAACGCCCATGATAATGACTCGGCATCATCACTTAACTCGATGATTTCATTGTCGGTATTGAATTTGATTATAATTTCTTTCATGGCTTCACAAGTTCATTAAATTCAACAATGGTCTTAACTCCGCACATGTTAATGCGCATGAGCTCACGCTCGGTTAGTTCCTCAACTGTTTCGTGTCCGATTTCAACTGCTTTGTATAAGATATTGATTAATCTTCTGCTCATTCTGTGCTTGTTGTACTCGATGAATGATTTGAGCGGTGTGCCGTGCTGTTGTGCTTTGTACTGTTGGCATATTAATAATGCCTTGTGGTATTGTTTATCGGTTATTGGTTTCATTGTGTAGTTTTAGCGCGTTTAAGATAAAATTATTGTATTGGCCTGGCCACGATGCTTCAATGTTTGTGTCTTTAGTTAGATAGGTCGTGTCATCATCATCTATGAATATGCTTAATTCTTTGTTTTCCAATTCGTACCTCATTGTGCTTGTGGTGTGTCTGGTTGCCGTTATAGTAGGTTCTTTATGAGTTAATACAAAGTGAACGAATTTAGGGTTATCGATGTAGTCATTTCCAGCAAGGTGTACGGTTTGAACACCGCTTGCACATAGCTTAATGATGTCATCGTTTTCTTTGGTTTCCCACGATGCAATAAGGTAGCCATTGTGGTCGTAATAGTAATAACTATCAGTATCGTTTTCGTACTGTAATTTCTCTTCCGTGTCTTCATTAAGCCACGTTGTAAGTGTTGTTTTGATTGTTGTAATGTTCATAGGGTTTGTTTTTGTTAGGGTGCAAATATGGGGTTTAATTTGATATGTTTTTGTTAAGATTTGTTAAAAGGTTATAGTTTCTCAATCTCTTTTTTGACATCGTGCCAAAAATATTCATCGCAATAGATTTCTTCTTTATACGCTTGTTGGCCATCTGTGTTTGTGCCACAATTATTGCTTAATATCTCCTCAACTGCTATCAAAGCACATTGTTTGGCAAAATTTTTATTTATTTTACCTCCGTTATAACCTCCGCATAAAGGTTTAAACTTATTAATCAACTCTTCTGCTTTTTCTTTTGGGTTCATATTATTAATTTTTAAAAGGTTAAACCTCACTCATTATAGTCACCACCATCTTCCCCGACAACCTTGCCAATTCAACATTCTGCTTTATTCTGTTGCGGAATGCTTCGGCTTGGTGTACGCTCATAAAGTCATCATCAAAGGTCGGTTCCTTGCGCTTTAACCGTTCGACCACATCGCTGATAATATCCACGACATCGTGAACGGTTGTGTTGTGGATCATTGCAATTTCCGTAGTCGTTAAGCCGTTGTTGTATTGTAGCCACATATCCCAATGTTTAATCTCAATGGTTGCAGGTCGAATGCTATCCCGATACGCATCGGACACCACACGGATTGCTTTACGTGTTTTAGGTTTAGTCATTTGCCACCTCCTTTCGCCAATTAATTAAGTGCTGGTGCAACTCATTAAAGTTGTGGCATCTACGTGGCTGTGTTAATTTCGCACCTGCTTTGGGTTTAGTTGCTGATGCCGTTGGAATGTGAAAGAAGATAGCTTGCATCCATTCCTTTGCGCTGAATTGAGCGCGGATTTCTGTTAGTAGGTTCATAGGGTTATGTATTTTAAAATGTGAATAATTACTTCTATTGTCCAACCGTTGCCGAGCATCTTATAGCGTTGACTATCACTAACTGGCATTAAATAATTGTCATCTACCGTCTGCAAACGCATGCACTCTTTTGGGGTTAGTCTGCGGATGCGTGATGTGTCATATAAAAATCTATCATTATGTGGCAATTTTAATGCAGGACTTTTATCTTTATCTATTGTTTGATTATAAGTATCTAAATGAGCAACTTCTCCTTGAATAAAAGTGTTGTCATCTACTATTTTTTGTAGACGCTTATCTTTACTTGTAAGAATTATCTCCACCGCATTTGTATTCCCAGTATCCAAACAATAAGTTTTTCCATCTGATCTGCTTAAATGACCTGTTCCGCCTTTTTTAGGGTCACCGCTTCTTGGCATTGTGTTGTGGACTATCAACATATTATCAGTTGGAGCAAGAGCAGCATTTGCTCTTAATGAATTACCTTTGTCATTTTTATTTTTCGGAACATAACCAAATCCAGTTCCTTTTTCAGCATGTCTTTCTTTATGCCTTTCAAATCCATCAATCATTTTCTCACTCAAAAAATACTTTTCATCAACCTCACTTTCAAGTATATCTTTAAGCAATATCCCTCTATCTTTTGGTTGCTCAATAATACTTTCTAAATCCCCAAATAATCCTGATGGTTGCATTCCGATGTTTGTCCAGTATATCCTTTTCCTATTTTGCGCTGATACTAACGCAGAATTAATGTGTATGCCATTCACACCAATAGCTTTGCTTAATACCTTTTCCCACTTTTCGCCCATTTCTACGTTTTCCAAAAGAAAATAAGTAGGTTTGCATTCGTTAAGTAGTCGCATGTATTCCCAAAACAAGTAAGATTGACCCTCAAATTCATAACCCTCTGTTTTTAATTCAAGGTAATGTTCAAGTGTTAGTATTTCAGTTTCGCATTTCGTACTCATTCCCTTGCGTTTACCGGCAAACGAAAAACTTTGACAAGGCGAGCCGCCAAGTAGTAAATCAATCTTTGGTAAACTATACCCATCTACATTCACAACACTTCCAAGTTGAATAGTGTTAGGATAGTTAGCCATCGTTACCTGAATAGCATACTTGTCGATTTCGGATGCAAAGTAATTATCTACTTTTATTCCAAGTCTATCAAGAGCTTGTTGTCCGCAACTCATTCCATCAAATAATGATAATACGTTCATAGGGTTTATTGTTGTATAAGCGTTAATAATTAGCGGGTAGCGGGTAGTTATGTGCAATAATTTTTTTAAACTTTTTTTGCCACCGCACCAAGACAAAAAAGTGCCGTCTTTCCGAGCTGTCATAGGTTTGTCTGATACCTAAAACCGTTCCCTTTTATTTCAGAGACCAATCACTGCTTATGTTTTTACTTCGCTTTGCAGTAACGAAAGGCAAATTTCCCAAAGTATCAAGGAAATTATTTCTTGTAGATATACTTCTTTTTAAAATCTTCAGTTGTTTCAATATTTATTTTTTCGCCTTTTTGTAAATCATCCCACGCTGCTTTACTCATCACCAAATCTGCTGTATGATTATTCCCAATTCCTATAACAACGCTTACAGTATCTACATAAAATTCTGTTTTATAGCCTTTTGGATGAAACATTGCATTAGCCTTTGGACTAACTTTTATTTCCTTCCCAAGTCTATCAAAATGGGTTATCTCATAACCATAAGTTCTTGTTGGATTGCCTGTTTGACTTTCCAATACAAGTTTAATGTTTTCGTTTGTTTTTTGCTTTTTAGCCATTTTTTTGTATTTTAAGACACAAAACTACAAAAATAAATCGGGAATACAAAATCCACGCACAAAAGTTTAAAAAAATTACAGACACCTAACAGCAGGTAGGCAAAATGCCGCTATGAGCCTGAGTGCTTTGATTTAAAGTTTGTGGTAAGCGGCACTATCGCCTACCTGCGAACCGTTATAATCAATCCCCATCCTCATCGTTTATCCGCTTAACAACCGCTTTATATTCGGCAGTTGCTTTGAGTTGTTTAACGAATTGTTTTATTTGCGCTCGGTACATTTCGGGAATGCGTATGCGCACGGCAGGCGGCTCTAATTTGCGGCCTTGATTTCGGTCGGAGTGTGGTCGTATCATTTCTTTGCGTTATTACGTTGTGATGTTGCTGCCCAAGTGAGCGTTGCTGTTGTGAAGATTAGTAAGAGTATTGTTGCCATAGTTATTTGTTTTAAAGTTAATGCAGTGTAGGATGCTGCGCCCCGTGGGGTTATTATTTTTGAGCGAATAAATCTTTATTGATGTCAATTAGCATCTTCTTGGCATTATCTCTGTTAAATCCAGATAGCTTTTCAAAGTTTGGCAACGATATTTCAAAAATATCATTTTGCTTGAAGTAAACTTTAATGTAGCGTTTGCAAAGATTCCAATATGGTGTACCTTGCATATCGTTAGTGGCTGCATTGATTACTTTTGCTGATTTGTTTAAGTGTTCGATTGTTGCTTTCATAGTATTTAGTTTTTTAATTTGTTGGCACAAATATCAACCTATTTTTCATACCTGCAAAATTTATTTTGTTAAAATTTGTTAAAAACAAAAAAAGCAGCTCATTTCTGAACTGCCCTTTAAAACAAATTTAACGCCTATGAAAACGTGGTCAAATATAGTAATTAATTTATAACCGACAAAATAAATATCATAACCGCCCCTAATACCGCAATGCGCTTGTGTCTGCGCTGTTTGCGTATCTCTTTATGTTGAGCTACTATGAGCGTTGAGTCGGCAACAATTACGCTGTCTTTAACCGCAATCTCAACTTCTTTTATCTGTATCAATGTATCGCATTCTTGCACCACCAACTGAATAAATGTATCACACTCGGCAGGTGCAATGGTGCGAATGTACTTAACCCTTGTAACATACACGGTATCTCGTATTCTACTTTTGGCTTCGGCTATTCTTGCACGTTCACGTAGCACTTCGGTTTGGTTCAATAAACTATCAAGGTTGTGGCCGACATTAAACGGCTCAATGTTCGTTCTATGGCACGTGCGATAAGTCATGGCCACCAACACAAGCAACAAGGCCGCAAGTTGTAAATATACCCTCATACTAATATAATGTTTTCAACTTTGACCTTGAACGGGATGCGTTTGCCGGTATAATCTTCCTCTGCATACGGTTTCAAAGTGTAACCGATTGGCAATGTTCTACGGCTCGGGAACGAAAACCCTTGTGTCATATCATTGACAATGCAATAGTATTCGTAACGGCTCATTTTCAATGTTACGTGGCATAATTCGCCTACTTGCACCTCACCAATATACTTGCTTATCTGTTTGCCGTTTAAATAGGTATACAGAAACAATCTGCAAGTGCTTGTATGTTCGCTTCTGTTTATGCCTATGCGCACGCTATCAGTATGATGATGCCCTCTTGAAAATCCTGCAATCTTTTGAATGCCCTCGCTCGGTTGCATGTCTGGGACCGTAAACTTAAAGGTCATTATTCTTGGGTTGAGTATTAGCATCCTGCCCCCTCTTCTCTCATGTCCACCTTTGGCTGTTGCGTGTTACTTCGTAGGTTCACTATCTGCTCAACCGTTACTATTCCCATACACACGGCAGCGAATATCAACCAAGCATAAAGCGCATCTATTTGAGCGGCTTCGGGTATCAACCTTGCTGTGATGTATATCGAAGTTGCAACAGCTACGAATGCGCTCAACTTACGTGCTGAATAGTTGCCCTTTATATTCTTAAAGCTATCAAGTATTTTCATGTTTGTTTATTGTTGTTGTAGCGAGTAGTGGGTAGTTATGCGCAATAAAAATTACTTGCGCTCCTTAACCTCAATTGTAATTTCATTTCCATTATTTGTAAATTCTTTAACTTGTTTAATTGCTTTTTCAAGTAACATTTTCAATTGAGCTTCTGTGAAATTTGCCCAATGTGATACCAATTCTACTTTGTAAACCGTTGCCATAATAGTAATTTTTACAGCTTACAACAGCACCTTTAAAAAATGTCTGCCATAAGCATTGTTTGTCAAATGAAGTAATTTTTAGGCAGCCACTTCTTAAAGCTGCCACCGTTAGCCACAAGTACTACTGTCTTTATTAAGTTCATATTCCAAGTACCACAATGCTTTCTGCAAGTCCTGTTTTCTGTTTCCTTTGTTATCGCACAGGATGGCGCAGCAGCAGGGTATAAGATTTACAAGGCAACTGGCAAATCAGTTGGTTCATGCGGTGCTATGCTTGGTGCAGTTTCGTTAGCACTTGTGAGCGAGTCAATCGCATGGGTATCTAAATTCAACATGGCACTTGGAACGGAACTCGACACGATAGCGTTTAGCAATGGTCAGTTGTATAGCGCACTTGCTGATAGTCAATTTGAGAGTTTAAACAACTACGCATACGTGTTCCTACGCAAGTTAACAGGCATTGCGGGGTCATATTGGAGTGACTCAAAAACAACCGTAACACCTACAAGCGACTACTCAACAATCGAAAATAACCGCACGTACCAAAAAATTACACGCGTTGTTAGAGCTAACATGTTGCCTGCTTTAAGTTCACCATTAAGAGTGAATGCAGATGGCACGTTAACCGCTGCGACAATCGGTTACTTTGAAACCTTGGCAAACAATCCATTAGTGCAAATGGAGGCCGATGGCGAACTTTCAGCACACAAAATAATTATTAACCCCGCCCAAGATGTTTTGGCTACATCAACACTTGAATTGACATTGCAAAATGTACCGCTCGGTGTTGCACGTATTATCAAAATTAATGTTGGCTTCGTAAAATCAGTATAAAAAATGGCACAAAATGGACTACCGTTAATCAACGGCAAAGCGTACGAGTTCGCAGACATTACTTGCGTTATTCTCGGCACACCTATCATAGGAGTAACCGCTATCGAATACGGCGAAACAGACAACATCGAGAACGTGTATGCAACGGGGCGCTACCCTGTTGCGCGCGGGTTCGGTCAAATCGAGCCATCGGCAAACATTACTATCTTAATGAATGAGGTAATGAATATTGTATCAGTCGCGCCAAATGGCCGATTGCAAGACATTCCCGAGTTCGACATCATTGTAACGTTTACCGATGTGAACCTTATCCCCGTTGTGCATAAAATACGCAATTGCAGGTTTAAAACAAACATGATTACATCGGCAACGGGTGACACTTCAATCCCGATGGATTTAGAATTAATTGTTTCACATATTGAATTTGTTTAGTAAATTTGCGCTAAACTAAAATCAATCACAATGAATATCGAACAATTAAAGGCAAAGTTTCCCGGTGTTGAAATTTACACGCTAACCGTTTCTAACCGCCAAGGCGCACCGTTAACGGTACACTTGCGCGAAATGGATAGACTGGCATACAAGACCGTATCAGCGTTAATTGCTAAAGATGAATTGATGGGTGTTGAGTCGTTCCTGCGCACGTTATGCGTAGAGGGCGATGTTGAGGCCATCATCAATGATTTCAAAGCACTACGCAGCGCGGCAATGACCATCCTACCAATGTTAAGCACTGAAGCAGGTGAGTTAAAAAAAAATTAGACTCGGCAAAGCAGCTATTAGAAACGGATGAGTTTGCGCGTCAAAATGCACTCATCCGTTTTTATTACCACGTAGACCCAAACACGCTAACAGATGATGAATGGGCGCGTTCGATAGAAGAAATATTGTGGGTTTTAAAGTTTAACGGAACAATACAGGTTAAGAAATGAGCAACACATCGGTTGAATATATACTACGGCTAAAAGATTTAATGTCGAGTGGCATCCGTAACGCTACGGGTGAAACTGAAAAGTTAAATACGAGCATGAACACGGCTCAAAATTCTGCAAACAAGCTACAAAAGGCACTTGCAGGAATTGGACTTGGTTTAGGTATTAGAGAAATCGTAAACACAACCGCATCAATGGAGGGGTTGCAAAATCAGTTGAATTTTGCGAGTGGCTCTGCAGAACAAGGCGCACGGGATTTTAATTATTTGCGTGAAACATCGCAAAAGATGGGATTGGATTTTAACGTGGCAGCAACTGCGTTTTCGAAGTTTAGCGGTGCGGCTCGTGGCACATCAATAGAGGGTCAAAAATTGCGTGATATATTTGAGGGTGTAGGTATGGCATCAACCGTAATGCACTTATCAGCAGAGCAATCGGAGGGCGCATTTAGGGCATTAGAACAGATGCTATCTAAAGGCAAAGTACAAGCGGAAGAATTACGTGGTCAGTTAGGTGAAAGAATACCCGGTGCTTTTCAAATTGCTGCAAGGTCAATGAATATGACCACAAAAGAATTAGACAAATTTATGGCCGATGGCAAATTAATGGCCGAAGATTTTTTGCCTAAATTTGCAGCACAATTAAAAACGGAATTTGCAGGTGGTATGGATGCTGCAAGTCAAAGTTTAAGTGCCAACCTTAACCGAATGAATAACGCATTTTTAGAGTTAAAGTTAACGCTTGGCGAATTGTTAATGCCTGTTATTGTTGGTGTTGTTGAAGTTATACGGTCGTTTACAAATTTTGTAAGAGAGAATATTGATGTAATTGCGGGTTTGGCAGGTGCGTTTTCTTCAGTAGCAACGGCAGTTTTTTTATACAACACATACATGAAAGCTGCGGCAATTTGGACAGGTGCTAAATTCATTTGGGGCATTTGGTCATTAGCTGCGGCACTTGATGGGGTAACGGTAGCGCAATGGTTATTAAATACGGCTACGGCATTTTTTGCAGGTTTAAGCGGTGTTGGTTTGTTTGCGGTAGCGGCAGCAGGTGCGGCAGCATTAGCAACAGGTATTATGGCCGCAAAATACGCTTACGACAAATTAAACAAATCAGCCGAAAGCGGTGTTGGTGCACCATCAAAAGCAATTAATCCGATGAAATCTGGAGGTGCAAGCGCACCAGCGCCAACATCCACAAATAAAGCCAAAGGCGGTACAGGATTAAATATATTAGAAAGCAGAGGGGTGCAAAATTTCAACATCAGCATCGACAAGTTAGTTGAAATGATTAAAGTTGAAACAACACAAATAAAAGAGGGCGCGGGCGAAATTAAAGAAATCGTAGCACAAGCACTTATCGAAGCAGTTAATGACTTCCAATTAATGGCAACAAAATGATGAAAACAATAGAAATAAATATTGACAAATTATTGGTTAAAAAAACTGATATAAAAAAGGCAACAATATTAGACAAATCTTTTATAGAGGCAGAAATGATAAAAGTATTAACCAAAGTTGCAAAAGATTTTAAATAATGAGTTTAAAATTTTACATACCACAACCGCTTGCGAAGACCAACGCAAGAACGCTATCAAAAGGGTTTGGACTGCCAATAGTGCAACGTGCAATATTAGCCAACACCTTTGACATCACAACGGATAAACCCGATGCGACTTCATTGTTTGGCACACCTGTTTATGACACGTTGTTAATTGAGCAGCCGACATATAACACGTATGAGTTTAATGATTTTACAAATGAATACGTGCAAACACCTAACGTACTTGCAACCAACACAAAGCAAGTGAGCGACCCGTTGGATGCAAACGCTAATCAGCAAGCAATTAAAGGACTATTTTTGAACGGGGTTATCATTGATGCCACAATTGAAAAAAACATCATTAAAACCGCTATGATTGACAAAGTCGGAACGGTTAAGGAGTACATAGGTATGGGTGACATTCAATTGACCATACGCGGCTATGTTGCCACAAAGAACCCCGATGAATACCCCGATGTTGATGCAAGGTTGATTAAAAGCTACGCAAGCGCACCCGTGCCGTTAAAGGTTACAAGCACGTTTTTGAACGACATTTTAGGCATCACGCAAATAGTTGTTGAAAGTTGCCAACTATCGCAACAGCAAGGCATGCGTAACGTGCAATACTTCCAATGGCAAGCGGTTAGTGATACTGACTATACAATAGAACGTAAAAATGTTTAGGTTAGTTTGCAGGGTAGAAATACAACAACAAGGCAACGGTAGAAGCGACACTTACTATTGGGATAAGGTCAACACTATCACGTTGGCACGCTCGTATGATAAGCAAACGCAAACGGCATCAGTAATACTACCGCGAAATATCAAGTACAATGACCGCAACGTGTACGAGGGCGAGAACCCAATTATGCGTAGAGGGGATAGGATAATAATTACCGCAGCATACCACCCAAACCAAACGGTTATATTCACGGGGTACATTGCCAAGATTAACAACAACGTGCCTATTGAACTGCTATGCGAGGATGAAATGTTTTTAATCAAGCAGGCAATCGCACCTAACATGAGTTACAAATCTGTTAACTTGCAGGATTTTGTAAAGAAAATGCTATCCGAAAAATCCGTGCCGTTTGAGGCCATCGATGCCGAGTTAGGTATGATTAGAACAAATGGTGCAAGTATTGGCAAGGTGTTGCAAGTGTTACGTGACCAATATGGCTTATATTCGTTTTTTATCGAGGGCAAGTTATACGTTGGATTGGCATTTTATCCGAAATTAGCAACGGAACATTACATGCTATTTGAGCGTGACATGACTGCCGATGGCATGAAGTTAACATACTTGAAAAAAGATGATGTTAAGGTCAAAGTTGTTGGTGTTATCATCGAGGGAACAAAGCGTACCGAATACACCTACGGTGATGAAACGGGCGATGTTCGCACGGTGTTTCAAATAGGCGGCACAAAAGCGCAGTTGGATGTTAAGTGTAATTCATTTTTAGAGCAAGCGAATTACACGGGGTATTATGGTTCGTTTGAAACTTTTTTAGAACCGAAAATAGTACCCGGTGATTACATCGTGGTTGATAGTTGGAAGTACCCCGAGCGCAAGGGCAAGTACCTTGTGAAATCGGTATCGACAACGGTGTCAACCGACAATGGCGGCAAGCAAGTAATCGAATTAGAACGTAGAATAGCATGAGTGTATTAGTAACAGACATAAGGCAGGCAATACAAGCATTAAGCGGTGTTAATGACCTCACATTCGAGGGCATACCGTGCAAGGTGAGCGACATCAACACAAATGAAATGACTTGCACATGCACACCGATTAACGGTGATGCAGAGTTCTTTGATGTGCTATTAAATGCCGATGCCGATAAAGGGTTCACGCTGATACCTGCCAACAATAGTGTTGTGATAGTACAACAAACATCGCAAGCAACGGCATACGTGTCCATGGTGAGTAAGGTTGACCAAATATATTTGGCGGGCGATGCGAATGGGGGGTTGGTTAAGGTGCAAGTATTGAACGCAGCGTTGAATAACTTGCAGACCGAGATTAATACGTTGAAAGCTACATTGAGTTCTAATCTTACATTAATGGGCGCGGCATTATCTGGAGTTGATGGCGGTGTAACATCAACACAAGCAGGTATTTTATCGGCACTTGTTCTTCCACAAATAAATATTTCACAAATAGAAAACACCAAGGTACAACATGGCAACGGCTAAAGACTTCTTACAAGATGATGTGGGTGATATACTCATCAAGGATAACGACTTCGTAATCGGCAATAGTGATGAAGATCATATCATCGACATTATTAACTCAAACCAAGGCGATTGGAAAGAGTACATTTTTTGCGGGGTTGGCATCGACAACTTTTTGAATAGTTCGGGTGCGCAGTTACAACTCCGCAAGCAAATACTACAACAACTAACTGCCGATGGATATAGCAGCGTTTCGGTAGTGTTTACAGATAACAACACCACTAACTTTGAAGTCGATGCTATACGTAGTTAAAAACGGGCAAGGAATATACGATGTTGCGGTGTTGCTATACGGTGATGCGCAATATTCTGTTAAGTTGGCAACGGATAACGGATTGACAATTACCGATAGCATCGAGGGGTTGACATTGACTTATGATGAAACTATCAAGCCGAAAGTGGAAGCGGCTGCAATTAAGCAACAGAATACACCAAAGCAGCCCGACAACACGTATTTCATCAAGCAAGTGCAGTCCGTTTGGGATTTGGCCTTGCAATTTGGGTACGGCTTAAACAGAGTTGCCGAATTTTGTCAACTCACTGGGTTGGATATTGCATCAAACGCAATCGGCAATCAACAAATTCAAGTAACTAAAATACCTACTAACGTGCCAACTAACACTATATTTGCAACGCAATTCGGCACAGATGAACCGACCATACCTTACTTCGTATTGTTAGAGGATGGTTTTTATTTGTTGCAAGAAAGTGGCTTTAAAATACAACTATAATGGCTGATACTAAAATAAGTGCTTTACCGAGTGCAGGCGCATTAGCAGGCACCGAGCCGTTGCCGATTGTGCAAGGTGGTGACACTAAAAAAACAACGGTGCAAGATGTGGCTAATTTAGTCACCACCCCCGACTTGCAACAAGTGTTAGATGCGGGGAATACATCGACAACGGGAATAGAAATTACCGATGGCACTCAAAGCGTAGTAATTAAAGAAGACCAAATAAAAATAGTCAACCCATTAGGAGCAGAGGCGGTGATAACATCACCAAACCTTACAACAACAACTGAATTTCAACTGCCCGATAAGTTAACAAGTCCTCAAACCTTTGCAATGTTGAGTGATTTAACAAGTGGCGGTATCACAAAGGCAACGGCAGCGGGAACGGACACATACACAACAACAATAGTGGGCGTTACAGGTTATGTTGATGGCGATACTTACTTGATACGATTTACCAACGGCAACACAACGGCAGCAACGTTGAACATTAACACGCTTGGGGCAAAAACACTATACCGCAATAACGATGGCGCAATAATAGGCGGTGACATTTGGGCGGGTGCTGAAATGCTTTGCGTGTTTAACTCATTTTTAAACGGATTTCAATGTATCGGTACATCACCGAATAGCTTGTTTGCCTACATTACAAATGATGATAGCGTAACGATAACAAAGGGGCAAGTGGTGTATGCGTTTGGCGGTGTTGGTGATAGAATGACCGTTAAGTTGGCAAATAACCAAAGTGATTTAACATCAGCAAGAACGGTTGGTGTAGTATTCTCGGCAAGCATTGCGGCTAATCAAAAGGGCATCATTATTATGCAAGGTTTGATTGATGGCTTAAGCATATTAGGTTCGCCATTTGTTGATGGGGATAGCGTTTATTTAGGTGCTACCAACGGGGCAATCACAAGAACGAAACCATACGCACCTAATCATTTGGTGTATGTGGGTACGGTAACGACTGCAAGCGCAGGTTCATCGGGTCGAATGTATGTTAATATACAAAACGGCTATGAGTTGGAAGAGTTGCACGATGTGAGTGCGCAAACACCTGCGGACAACAACACATTAATTTACAATTCATCAAACGGATTGTGGGAAGCCAAAGCACTTAAAGTAAGCGACAACACAAACGGAACGGCAGTTACAGGAACAACGGCAAACACGCTTTCAAAAAGTTTGCTTGTAAAGGCAAACACGCTTAAAGCGGGGTCGGTTGTTATATTATTAGCAAGGGCGGCAAAAACAGGCAATGCAGGCACAATCCAACTGCGCTTATATTGGAATACAACGGCATCACTTACAGGTGCAATATTGTTAGCCACTACGGCAGCAGGTGCATCAAGTAGTGTTTTTTCGCAAATGTCAAGATGGATACCTGTTGAGGTGGCGAACGGAACAGGAAATGGAACACGTATGTTTACACCCACAACATTTGCAGCAACTGATTTCGGAGTATCAACGGCTGCGATATCTACACTTGCGCTTGATTGGACAGTTGACAGCTACTTAATATGCGCTATTCAAAATGGTGCAGCAGGTGATAGTTCAGTATGTAATGTTTTATCAATAACGTAACAATGACAATATACAACAAGCAAGTAACAAGCACATATTTTGAGCAGATAGATGAATTTGGATGCCACATTGAACTTGATGGCTGCATCACATTCGTTTACCTTGCCGACACCGAATACAAAACAATGGATGAACTCAAAACAGCAGTTGAAACCTTATGAACCAAGACATAGCGCAAGCGCACAGCACGATTACTGACCTATTTGGCGGAACTATATTAGGTGCTATTATGCAAGTGATGATAGGCACTACTACTTTATTTGTTGAACTTTATACAAGCGGAGTTGATATGGACGAATTTACTAAGTGGGCAATAAAAATAGGTTCGTTAATGGTTGTAATTTTAGGTATTGTCAACGGTTGGCTTGCGTACAAAAAGAACAAAATTGAGTTGGAAAGGTTAAAAAATGACCAACGAAACAATAGCAGTCGTTAAGCCATTCGTAGCGGTTGCAATCGTAGCCGTTGTGTTTGTTGTGCTTATGCGAGCAGAGTATCGCAGGGCGGTTAAGACCGTGTTAGGGGCGGTGTTGGTTTGGTTAGGTTTGCGAGAATAAAAAATATTTGTATATTTGCGGCGAACTAAAACCTATACTTATGAAAAACAAATCAGTATTACTTGCAGGTTTGGCTGCAATGACGGCAAGTGGTGACTCTCAAACAATGACACTTACCAATCCAAATGTTGGCTATGAAGCAGCATCGGTAAGCTACGGCACATCACCAATCTACATTCCTTACTACCACACTAAACAAACCTATCGTTCGCAAGCACGTAAGGCAAAGAATAGGAGGGCAGCAAGATGAGCCGAAATCAAAAAAAATTATTTCAAACGACCGTGTTTGCGGTCATTTCAGTTGTGATTAATACTGCGGTATTATCCGACTTTAAAAACATTGCATTAGAAATTATTACAATGGAAAGCCGAGTGCTTCAAGCGTTCGTTTGCTTTTCATTGAGTGCTGTGCTTGC